TGCGTTTGACTCCCAGCCCGCGTCATAGTTATCGACACCAGTCTTGACCATGAATTGTCCGACAGTGCCACCAACAGGCATACCAGCCCACACCACGGTTCCCGCATCAGCCGAAGACTCAGGTGAAATGTCAGCCAAATCAACAGGTGAATTCGCGGCAGGTAATGAGATTGGGTAAGACCGGCCACCAGTAAAGTTGTCAAATTGTTCGGTGACAGTGTAGGTGAACCCAACAGGGTTGCCGTCTGTGTCATCGGTTGCCGCTAATTCAACACTCATGTGGCCGCCAGCGGTGATCAGCGCCACAATTGGGCTTGGCATATAGACCCGATCAGCACCAGCGTCATTGACCGCTGAAGGTGTTGGTGTGAAAACGATCTTCCCCATCATCGGCTTGCCAGAGAAATCAACAAAAGTACCGGTCACTGTCACCACAGATATTGCCATTTTCATGCTCCCATGAATTGAAGTCGTCCGCCACGGCGTTGGTAGTCATTCAAAGATTTCACAATGGCGCGTGCCATCACATCTTCAGTGCCAGCCATCACCACAGGGTTGATGTTGATGACCGTTGAACCAATCCCACCACGGCCCAAAGGCACAACCGCTTCAGGGCCAGCCTCACCAATCAACGCAAGCGTTGGGCTAGTCACAATCCCACCTTTGGCAAGGCGCGGAATGTCAGGAAAAATGTCATCAATGTTGATGCCCTTGCCACCAATAACCGGAATCCAATCCGGAACAGAAATGTTGATTCCAAAATCAATGGCATTCCAAGCATCAATCAAGAAATTGACCATGGCAACAAAGCCGGATTTGAACCCATCCCAAATGGATGACACCGCGCTAGTGATCTTGGCCGGCAAGGTTTTGAAGAAATCAACCAATGCGTTGAATTTTGTTTTGACCCAATCAACAGCGATCTTTGCACCGGCTTTGATTTTGTTCCAATTGCGGGTGATCAACAAAACAGCAATGCCAATTGGGCCGGTGATGATGGCAAGCAACAATGGCCAATTTTGTTTGACCCAATTCCACACAGCCTTCACCGCACCCAACACAGCCTTGAAAGCACCATCAACAATGTTGCGGAAGGTTTCTGATCGTTTGTAAGCAACTACAATTGCGGCAATGAGGCCGATCACCGCTAACACAATCAGACCGATTGGGTTCATGAGCATGACGGCATTCCACGCCGCTTGAATGGCTGTCCAAATTTTTGTGACAGCAGAAATGATGCGGGTCACGGCCGCATAAATTTGGACAGCGGCAACAATCGCCAAAATACCGGCGGCGATCGGGATCAACCAGCCTTGATATTTCACCAGCCACCCACCAAAGGCAATGACAGCCGGCACAACCTTGTCGGCAATGGTTTTGCCCATTTCCATCAATCTATCAGCAAATTGTTTGATTTTGTCTTTGTTTTTTTCAAACCATTCAGTGATGTTTTGGATGACCGGTTGCAATTTTTGGCCAATTTGGCCAGCAAGTTTGCTAATCCAAGGCATCAATTTGGTTGAAATCCAATCACCAACTTTGCCAAGCGCGGGCACTAACTTTTCAGTCATCCAAGAAATTACCTTTTCCACCATCGGCAAAAGGTTTTTTCCAAAACTAATTTGCAAACCTTTGACAGCCTCACCCAATTTGCGTTTGTTCACAATTGATTTTTTGACCGCTTCTTGATCTTTCGGGCCAATTGTTGTGCCCAACGCATCGCTTTCAGCCATCAACTTCTTGATGCCTTCACGACCTTCTTTCAGAAAAGGCATCATGTTCATGCCACTTTTGCCAAACAATTTCATGGCCAAGGCTGTTCGATCTACACCTTCAGGCATATTCTTGAATTCTTCGGCCGCGTCACCAAGCAACTCTTTCATGGGACGAATTTCACCGTTGGAATCCCGAAGTTTCACACCCACCTGCGACATCGAAGCCGCCATAGTACCCAAATGGCCCTTGAACACTTTGCCCGTTTGTGCCGCCATTGCCACTTTGTCTTCATAATCTGTCATCTGCGAACCGGCAATAGACGAATTTTTTGCAAAAATTCCAAGGGATTTTGCGGCATCATCCACGCCCAAGCCCTTCATTGCAAGCGCATGATTCAGGCGTGAAGCATCTTCAATTGATCCGCCCATGTAGCGTTGCATCTTCATTGCACCCTTGGCTGTGTCCTCAAAGGCCGCCATAGAGTTTTTGCCAAAACTCATGAGATCGCCACCAAGGGAAGCCAAACCCATGCCACCAGCAACACCACCGGCAATTTTTGCCATTCCGCCAAAAGCCTTGCCAACCCCACCAATGTGATTTTTGGCTTTCTTTTCAAAATCGCCAGCCGCGCCACCAGCACCCTTGAATGTTTTGGAAAGACTTACATCTTGCCCAAACAGTTTGAAAGTCATTGAATCTTTTGCCACGGTCACACATCCTTCATGCTTTTGTTGTAATCATCGGCGGCACGCGCAAACATCAACCACACATCAACTTCAAGATTGAACACATTCCATGGGCTGATCGCTGGCCACAAATGGCAAACCGTGGTGAGTCGTTCATACACATGGGATTCAACATCAACCAACGCCGCCCGCGTAGATTTCGATGGTGACTTACGGCCCGACCGAAACCCAACTTGATTGGCGTGCGTTATTTTCCCGAATCACCAACAGGGGTTTCATCGCCATCTTCAGTGATGAATTCCATTTCATCCAATGGAAAATCACACGCCTGTTCAAGGGTCAAAACTTCACCAGCCCTACGGCGGGTCAGCCAGATCAAAGCACCCAAAGCAACCAACGCTTCAGGATTGGACAACAAAGACGCACCATTGGTTTCATCATCACCGCTGTTGGCAACGCTGGTCAAATGTTCTTCAACTTCACCAATGGTCATGCCGGTTTGCTTCTTGATTTCCATTACATCAAACAGGGTTGCTTTGCCGATGCTGGCCATTTCGTATTCTGTGCCTTGAATTTTGATCTTCATTGTTTGCCCATTCCCTTAGTTATTGCAACCCTGCCTTTTTGCGGGCTGTTTCCATCGCATCTTCAAGAGCCTTGCCAAATTTGGCTTCATTCTCGCCGATGACTTTTCCGAAAAATGGTCGTCCCTTTTGGGGATACCATTTGCCTTTGTTGCGTGCCCTAGTCTTAGCCGCCGCACCAAGATTCTTGCCGGACTTACCACCAACACGGGCCGCACGCTTGCCAATCTTTGACAATTTTTCAGCGGTCGCAAGGTCAGGGTGTCGCCAACCGTTTTCTTTGTTGTACCGTTTCAACAATTTCTTTTGCGAAGCCGGAAGGTTTTTCCCTGATGCAACAATGAACACACCAATCTTGGCTTGGCCTTCCGTTGCCTTAGTGGTTGAAGAAACACCATCAGCAATTTTTTGGCGCAACCCACGATGTGATGGAATGTTGCCATCCATTTTGCGCTTGGCTTTGGTGCGTGGGGCTTTCAGAACATCAGCCCTGACAGCATCACGCACCCTTTCACCTTCGGTTTTCACGGTCTTGCGCAATTCGGTTTTCACCTTCGCTGGCAATTGTGATGTTTTGCCAGCGAAGGCAACGAATTCAGCCGCATCAACCGTGATCTTGACGGCCTCTTGCGCCATGATTACAGGGCGGTGTCGGCGGTGCGCAGAATGACCCAAATTGGTTGCGCGGCCGACAGACCATCCAACACAGTGAAGGTGTAGTCGGTTTCGATCACTTCGCCACCATTGACCTGTGGGGTTTCTGGTTCAAGGCGTGCAACCGGAATGGCAATCTGAAGGGTGGCAAAGCCGGTGGACAATGCTTCCGTGGTGGTGAAAGTCAAGATCAACGAAAGATCGGTGTCATTGAACGATGCATCGCGAAAGGTGGTGTCAGTGTAAATGACTTTCACCTTGCCACTGACCGCATCGGCACGATCACCGGCACGCGGCTTTGTTCCACGCTTACCCGCTGAACCGTAGGTGCGCATTCCACCGGTTAGTTTGTTTTCACCCTTGATCGAAAATTCGGTGACATTGGCAACGGTCGTTGCACCGCTGGCCAGCGTGGTGGTGGTGGGTGCGGTGAATACGCCGGAAGTCAAAACACCTTGGGTGAAAGTGAACAATGAAGGCGTGGTTGGGTATGAAGGCGTGGTGTATGAAGTCGCTGTGCTGACACCACCATTGCCATCAAAGCCAAACTTCAGCATGACTATTTCATCAGTGCCCGAAGTAATTTCAAACGAATCAATCACACAACCGGTGAACGTGTAAGGCGTGACAGTGCCATCTTCTTCAACCAAACCCTTTTGCACCGTGAACGAAGACAGGGTGTCACCAATGACAAAGTTTTGTTGGTAGGTTGTGCCGGAAACTAGGTTTGAAGTACCCGAACCAAGCGCACCTTCAAGCAACAAACCAAGACCTTTGGTGACCGCTTCAAGGTTCAATTCACCGGTCACTTCAAGGCCGGTGGTCACACGGCGACCAGATCGGGCCAGCCGGCCACCAACGCGCAAACCCTTGCCCTGCTTGCGCATAGGCTTGAATTCAAACTTTTCATCGGTGAATTCGAACCAGCGGGTTGGGGTCACTGATGTTCCGTAGGTGGATTCTTTTCCAATGCCAACGCTGGAATCCTGTGTTGTCGCCATTATTCTTTGCCTTCCGGTGTGTCAGTAGCCTTCGCGGGCTTGGTGGTTTTTGCTTCGGCATAGTTGCCAATTTGTTCAAGAAGTGCTTTGCCAAGGTCGGCGGCCACTTCAAATTCTTCACCGGCTTCAATTGTGCGGCCAAGAATGGGAAGATCAATTGCACCAAGCGGGTTTGTGTTCACCAATTTGATGGTGTTTGTTGCCATGTTTTTTCCTTTCAGATGCGGTGTCGGGCGCGAACGATCACCGAAATTTCGGCATAGCGACCCGCTGGCAAATCGTTGAAATCTGTTTCGGTCAATTCCCAAGAATCAATGTTCGCTTCACGCACCGCACCAGCAATTGTTGGATCGGTGCGCAAAGAATTTTCCAAGGTGGCCATTGCATCGAAAACCAATTCGGACACAATCTGTTGATCCATCGTGCCACGCCAAGACGAAATCAGAATTGAAACAAAGGTGGTTTCTTCGCGGGTGCGTGGGCCATAGGTTTTGGCTTCTTGGTTGGCCCGCATTGTGTCAGCCGTTCCGGCTTCACAAATGGCCACAATGTCATTGGGTTGATCCGTTGCCGGCAAACCGTATGACACCAAAACCGGTGGTGGAAAAAGGGTTTGGCAAAGGGTGAACAGGTTCGCTTTCACAACCTTGCCTTTTGATGTGGCCACGGTCACCCCACCTGAACGGAAGGTGAACCAGCCGGATCAAGCATTTCGACCACACGGCGTGGGATTGCGTACCCCATGGGGGTTTGCATGATCGCTTCATTGCCACCGAAACTTGGTCGCCAACCACGGTTTCCAATTGACCACAGGTGCGCGACTAGCGCACGCGCCGCCAACACCACGCGCGGATTGATCTCTGTGCTTCCCCATGTGTAGGACACCTGCACAGTGCCCCGCCAACGGTAGGGCACACCACCCACACGGCGGGTCAAAATGCCGGTCTGTGGTTCATAGGTGAACGAATCACCACCAGCATTTGGGGTGGCCGAATAGGGGATGGTGTAGGCCGCTGTGCCAATGTATTCAATTGCGCTGGTCGGGGTTGTTGGTGACTTACGGCGCAAAACTAATTGCGAACCAGCCGGTTCATGTTCTTCAACCCGACTAGATGGCAAAACCGCGATGTTCAAAGGTGAACACAAATCAACCATGATCTGTGTGGTGGCCGCAACATACAACCGCAATTCATCATCATTGACCGTTTCAGTGGCATCAAGGTTCAATTCATCCCGCGCATCACCAAGGCTGATCACTAATTGTGGATCAGTGGCCCACACATCGGCGGTGTCAGTGTAAGGGAAACCACCAGCATTTGTTCCTGTGGCTGTCCACCTTGCGCGGTGACGGCCCGCAAGGGTTGATGTAAGGGTGGCAACATAGTTGCCGGTTGAAGGATTGGTGATTGTGCCAAGCGATGTTGTGCCATCGGGCAAGGTGATGGTGCAAACCGGTGTTGTGCCGGTATTGACCAAAGCACCGGTGGCATCCTTCACCGTCACAGCAAAGGTCAAAACCTGCCCGATTTCATAGGTAGTCAAAACGGTTCACCTTCACTTCGCTTGGGTTTGACCTGATCACAGAAATTTTGGTTGGCACATAACCACCAACGGTTTGCCGGCCAGCATTGAAAGCATCAACCTTCGATGGTGTTGATTGCGCACCTTCTGGGTACGTCCCGCCATTCCTGTACAGAAATGTTGAACGGTAATTTTGTGACATTACACACCGCCAAGAATCGCATCAATCTTTGCTTGCATCTGGGTGGCAAGGTCTTTCACCGAAGCATCGGCACTAGCCTTCACCGCTGAAACCGTTGAACCACTGATCGGCAAAGGTGTGATCGGTTGCGCCAACGCGGCTTGCCGGTCTGCCTCGGCCTGATCCTTCGCCGCAATGTAGGCGTTTTGTGCTTCAGCGGCTATGCGCCACGTGTCTAGTTCGGATTGCGTTGGTGGCTCTACGCCTTCGGGCAATTGTGGTGGCGTGATTGTCATCCTACAAACCCCACTTCAGAAACGCGAACGCTTGCCGAATTAGTGGCAAGCCCAAATGATGATGCGCCAAACAGACGTGCATACAAAGAGTCTGTGCTACCCTGCCCAATCCGCGCATTCAATGGGCGAGAAGTAGCGGCGGCATCAGCGTCAAGCCATTCGCGGCCTGTTGTTGCGGTCTTCATCACAGTGAAGCGGTAGCCAAACCGTTCAACCAAAACAGAATCATTCACCGCAACTGTCATGCCAGAATCAAGCGTTGAAGAAGTACCGATGGCATCTTCAATTCGGATAGTGACAGCACCGGCAGAGTCAATGCGTGCGCAATAGCCATAAACGGATGAACCACTTGTAATGATCTGACCAAAGTAAAAAAACCGCGTGGACTCTGGCAATGTTGTGATCTTGAATTGTCCAGAAAAGAACGCCATCCCTGCGCCTGTTGCTGGTTTGTACCGACTAAGCCCAACCGTTGTGCCAGATGCGCTTGAATACCACGCACCGCCAAAGGTTCCGTCACGCGTCAAGTCAGACGGCACCGTTCCCGTTGCCCAAGTTGTGTCAAAATCCATTTGCCACCCGGGCAAAAGGTCACTTGACTTCATTGTTTTTGATCGTTGCGGAAGTCCGATGTAATCGCCCGCGCTGTTGATCTGCGAATTTGCACCACCGGTTGGCCACACGCCACTAGCCTTCGGGCCAATCAGCCGCGCATAGTTGCTGAACCCCAACCCCCCTTCATACGAAAGCACCATGAAATCGCCATTTGCACCTGTGGCATTGTTTGGCACATTCGCGCCTTCATAAACCACTTTGCCATCACCTGATGCGGTTTGGTAAGTCGGCGCGACACCAGCACCGTTCGCGGTCAAGACCTGACCGCTAGTGCCAGCCGCCAACCGCGTCACCGATGAAGCACCATTAGCCACGATCAGATCACCGGTTGTGGTCACAGTGGACTTCGGCACAGCGCCATTGGCCAAATCGTAAGCCGACTTCACCGCATTGGGTGTCGCGGCTGTGGTGGTCAATGTTGAAGAAGTTGAATCGGTAAGTTGAACCGCACCCTTCACCGCTGTGGTCGCATCAGCGATGGTCAAAGTCCGGTTAGCGGAAAGGTCACCACCGCCAGCCAAAGGCGCGGTTGTGCTAATCGTGCGGGCCGTTCCCACCTTGCCCGAAAGATCGGTGACCAAACCTGTGACCTGCGATTGCGCAACAGTCAAAGTCGATTGGGCAGAATTCTTCCACAAATCCGTTGCCGAATCATACTTCAACAAATCGCCATTAGTCTTGGAAGAAATCAACACATCGTGGATTTCGTCCAATTCGAAACCGTTTTGCACCTTCACATAGATTGCACCTGTGCTTGGATTCTTCTTCGCAATCACACCCAAATAGACCAAGTGAATTGGTGCAACAGGCTTGGTGACAGTCCACCCACCAGCAACAGAGCCGGACAGATAGACAATCTGCCCATCACTTGCGGCCGCGCTGGTGTCAATGTTTTCAAGGTAGCCTTCAACAATCACATAGCCATCAGCATTGTTGGCAATGTCTTCCCAAACAAAGCCTTGGGTGCGGGCCGAAGTCGCATCAGTTGTAGCCAAAGCCTTGGTCACATTCACATGGTTGCCGGTAGCACCCGACAAATAGACCGCTGTTCCCTTGGTCAAGGTTGCACCGGTACTGTTTCGAACCTTTGACAAAACAGGTTTGCCCAACACTTCAAGGTCAGCAATGCGGTCATCAACCGTGGTGAACGCACCTTCAGGGTTCAAACCAAGGGTGGTTTGCACCGCTTCAATTGCGTTGGCTTCGTTGGTGTGCACAATGTCATGTTCAAAACCCGCGTCATCTTCTTTCGTTGTTGCCGTGGGTTTCGCTAACGAATCAAAGCCCGATGGGTACGCGCTGGCCATTGGTCACACCACCTTTCACAAAGTATTCAGGGAAAAACTAGGATGCTGTTTTGCGGGTGCGCTTCGCGGCTGAACCTGTGCCAGCGGTTTCAACATCAGGCTTTACACCAAGCGCGGCCAATTCGGCGCGGATTGCTTCGACCCTTTCGCGCGGTAGTTTGTGAACGATTGCGGAATGCAATTCGCGTTGGTAAGCATTGATCGCGGTTTCGTTGTCCATCATCAATCCAATCAAAGTGTTGTGAAGTGTTTTGGCAAATTCCCCCACACCCAAACCTTTTGGGTTTGGATGTGAGAGAACCCGCCAAGGGTTGAACCGAAATTAGAAGGTCGGGGTGGCCAGACCTGTTCCGGTGACAAGTCCAATGGACTTGGGGAAACGCTCGGTGACAATTGCCGCGTAGTTGTAGAGGCGAAATAATACGGACAGGTTTGCCGCTGAAGTTTCGCGGAAAGCCTCTGCACGCTGTGTGCCTTCAAACAACACCAAGTCGCTGAAACGACCAACAACAATTGTGTCTTGGTTCGTGCCAGCACCACTGTTCGTGGGAATGTTGGCATCAAGGTACACAGGCAGGCCAAGAAGCGTGCCAACCGAACCTTGACCAGCAACGCTGTCTGCAACGCCGGTGGCGTTGTAAGGTGAGTTAGCCGCCGGCACAACCAATGGGCGATTCTGACCATCAAGCGCGGCCAAGAAGAAACCCCAACGGCGAGGGTGCATCACGATTGCATCAGCCGGCAGGAACCGGTTGGATGCGATCTGCTGAATTACATCCGCAATCTTTGGGTACAATTCCGCAACCGTGGGGGTCGTATCGGTGTAGGTGCTGGCCGAAGTTGAAGAAACATTCAAGATGCCCTTCTTTCCGGTGGCGTTGTTGCTAAGGCAGAAAACATCAAGGCGCGTTGCGTAGTCAGCCGCAAGGTCAGCCAAAATGATCTGGTCAAGGTTCACCGGTGATTGCTCCACCAATTGAACCGAAACGACCTGCTGGCCAGCGATCGTTGCAACATTGCCGACAACCGAAGTGGTCACCATGTCAGTGTTGGAAACAGCACTGTTTTGCGAAGACTGTTCGGCCGTTGATGCACCGGTGGTGATCTTCGGAAGGTTGATGCTGTCAGTGCCGGTTGGTAGTGCTTGCTTGCTGAACAGGTCAGCGGTCACACGGCCAGCGCGGGCAAGAGCAACATAGTCAGCGGTCATCCATGCTGGTGGCACGAATTCACCAATGCCACCATCGGTGGTGGAAATGGCACGCTGTTCCATGTCGGAACGGCGCAAACGCTCCACAGCACCTTGGG